TTGGCATAATGACTGTCGGTGCTAACTATGCAGTGTCTAAGAATGTTCGGTGGATGAACTCAATCGGCTATTCAACGAATGCCGTTGCGGGTTGGAACACCTATCGTTCTGGTTGGAACAACTCAACCAGTGATGGCGAATTCCTCGTCACCACACAATTGAGTGTTACATTCTGATACATATGTGAAACGGGAATATCCCGACATTTTGGTAACACCTCAGAGAAATCTGAGGTGTTGCTTTTTATACATAAAATGAGGAGATTATACATGAAATCAAAAGAATTTATAAGTTTGGTAGAAACAGCAATGCAAGTCGCAATAAATGAAGATCGCATGAAGGGCAAAAAGGTCATTGTTTTTGGTATGCGGGGTAGAGTTATTAAGAAAGTCGACAGCGATGGTGACACAGAAAATGATGAAATTTATCAGGTAAAATTTGAAGATGGCACTGTGAAGAATGTTCCTGCTCGGGACATGGAAATGCAGAGTGATAAAAGAGAACCTAGCGAGAATGAATTAGAAGATATTGCAAACGAATCCGTTGAACTTGATGAAGATTACAAGGAAATGATGAAGTGGTATGAGACAAGCAACGAGAAGAAGGTATACGCCATTCTCAAAAAGAATAACATCAAACTCCCCGCAGAAGGGTTTACTCTTGTTCAGAACATGCTAAAGAAACATCGAGATAATGTCAAGAAGGCTGCCGATGAGATTATGAATAAGCACTACCCGCACCTGAAGGAATCCGTTGATGAACTGGATGAAGCATTAGATATGAAAAAACTGCTTAATATATTTAATAAACTCAAGAAAAACGATAAAATTAAAATCAGGTTTGATTCCTCGATTCGTAAGGGAAAAGACTTTCAAACTTTTGTTGTGACAAGTCCTAAGAGAACCGTAGGAAAAAAAGGGGTTGAAAGAGTTATCATGAAGCATGTCGATAACCCTAGAGGAGTAAAGTACACCCTCTACAATCGAGATGGTTCTGTGTCTCTCGCTGCCGGTGATATGGCAGTTTCTATGACTGACATTAAAGAATCCGTTGAACTCGATGAAGCAAAAAACAGAGGCAGTGAAGCATTCTGGAAAGAAATCCATATTGAACTAAAGAAGGTAATGGACAACAAGTATTATCGTGAATTCCGATCTTCAAATGGTGGACAAGCACTCGACAATGTTATCAGTCATTTCGGAAAGCAACGAGGATGGCGTGTGGATAGGGTTGTCAAGGAAATCATTGACAAGTACGGAAGAAATCGAGATGAGTATATCAAGTTATCATTCGCAATGGCAGCAAGAAGTAGAATTCGTGAAGATGTTGAACTGGATGAGGGAAAGAGTGTGCCCGCCGCATATCGCAAGGCGTTGCAAGCCTACAAAAATAGTGATACAAAGAAAGTCTTTGACATTCTCAAGAAGAAGGGATTCCGTGGTGGACCACAGGGTGATGTTTTTGTTCGCAATATTCTTAAGAAGTACAAAGGTGATGTCAATAAGGCAGCAAAGCATATTGAGAAGAAGTATCCTAACCTGTTCAAAGAGTCTGTTGAACTGGACGAAGCATCCTTTAAAGAAATATTATCAAAAGGCAAGAAACTCGGTGACTGGTTGGGTAAATCTTATTTTGAATATAAAGGTAATGTTTGGATGCTCAAAAGTGGCAGAGTGGTGAATCAAGGACCAGTTGCCCAAGTAAAGAAGAATTTCAACAAAGAACTACTTGGTAAACTAAAGTTTGAATCCGTTGAAGTAGAGGAAGATAAAAAGGTCACATGCCCAAAGTGTGATGGTGAAGGTTGCGAGCATTGCGACTATAAAGGATATCATATTGAATCCGTTGAACTGGATGAAATTAGGAGGACGATACCATCGGATATGCCTGATCGTAGTGGAACATTGGTTAATAAAATACTAAAAATACCAACAAAAGAACAACAAGCAGCACATGAGAAAAAAATAAAGGACGCAGCAAAGATAGCAGCAGAGAACGAAAAAAATAAAAAGAAGTGGGGGGGACTAAAGCCCACATGGTCAAGAGATCTTAAAGACTCAGTTGAACTGGATGAAGCAAAACATGAAATACAAGACTTGATTGCAAAGTATAAAAAGGCTGGAAGAACAGCACACCATTATCCAAGAAAGAAAGAAATATCTCTTGATGGAAGAACAATGAGTAACAGTGATGCCATTAAGAAAATGAAGAAGTTGGTGGGTGATATGCCACTACGCAAGGAACCCGGTGAACTGGATGAAGTACGAAGCAATGTTTATGTGGTTACAGATAAAAACGGTAAGGTTGTTGCCGATAACTTACAGAAAGCAGCAGCAAGTGAATTTGTGAGTAACCAGTCCGCACAAAGACGAGGTACAAATCCACCTTACACAATTGTTCTTGACCCCACCGCAAAGGCTGGTCAAGTTCTAAAGAAATTTGCAAGAAAAGAGTCTGTTGAACATTTGGGTGAAGCATGGGACGAAAAAAGTGTTCAAAGAACTGCGAAGACCGGTTACGGAATCAACATGAAGGGTGGAAAATTTACTGGTAAGAAACCACCAAAGACTCCGTATGAATATATGAAAATTACCTCAAGTAGAGGTAATAACTTCAATGTGCAACTTGGTCTTGGTAAAAACAAGAAAGTCATAACTGGAACCGCCAAAAATATGGCGAACGAAATTAATAAAATATTTGGTTTCGATGAATCCGTTGAACTGGATGAAAATGGTGTTGAAATAACGCATAAAGGTTTGTGTAAAGAAGCACACCCAGATATATCCCACAAGGATTGGGAAAAAATACAAAAAGAATCTGTTGAAAAACTGGATGAAGCAGATAGACCAATGCAATTCCCCGGCAAAATAGTTGGTGGAAAGATGAAAGGCAAATTTACTAGCGCACAACTCAAACAATTGAAGGACGCATATGGCAAGATTGGTCGGGTTGATCCTTCAAGCAAATCATACGAGAAATTAACATCGTATCTTGATGGTATGAATAAAGCACAATTAACACAACTTGTTAATGCAAAAATTCAATTCATCTCTAGTCTCGCACGCAATCGCCTTGCCAGATTGAAGATGAAATCAGAGTCGGTTGGATCCGAAGAGGTGGTATCTGGTTCTTTGAAAGAAAAAAAGAAATCAATTCGGAATATTCTAACTGCGGCTGAGTTGATACGAAAGTTTGATATGAAAGGTGAAGGAATTGATACCCCTGCAATAGACAGCAAAAAGTGGGGAACTCCCGGTTTCACGACAGAGGAGAATGAATCTGCAAAAGAAAAAAGAATCTTCACGCGAGGTGATTTTGTAAAAGGAAGACGAGGCTACCATAAAGACCAGGAATATGTTGTCCATACGGACCATTCTTCCGAATCTCATATGACTGTTCGTGTTCCAAGAAAAGATGGTAAAGATCGTCTGGTGCGGGTGTCAAGAAGCAACTTTAACAAAGTAAGCAATGGATTTAAGCGAAGAAGGTTTCCTGGACCTTCTCCAAAATCTCCATCCTAAAAATAAAATAAACAAAATTATAAAATAACCATTTATCCATATAAATAATATATGGAATGGTTAAGTTAAAAAGTGTATATTTCTTAGCAACTGCATTATGGTTAGTAGGGTGTATAACTCAGACACCAATTCCACAACAAAATATAAAAGAAATAACAACAGTAGAAACTAATTCAGAATTTCTGAAGTGGTTTGAAACTGTCAATTATGATAATGACCCATACCCAGCAGTGTGTTCGCTGTCTGATGTCATGGGGAATATCATTGGTAGCGGTGTCCTCATCGCACCGAATGTAGTGTTAACGGCTGGGCACTGTATAGATGGTATAGAGTTATCTTACGTTTCCTTTGGGAACGAAATTATCTGTATACCGGAGACACTGCTCCACCCAGAGTATAATCTTTTTATGCGTGTTCCCCATGACATTGGACTTCTTTTTCTAGAACATGAGGCATATGGCGTAAAACCAGTGACCATGCATAGTGGTCAGTTCATCTGTAGGTTTGCAGATATAACAACAGTTGGTTTTTCTTTTTTTTACAAAAAATATAGTAAACCCGGAGCATTTAGGTATTTTGGAACCGTACTAGAAGACATTGGTGAGATTAAATTTCTCCCCAACAAGACATCCATTTGGTATGGAGATTCTGGTGGTGCTGTGTTTACTAATTGGTATGGACAGAAATTGCTCATCGGAATCATATCCAGTTTTATGATTATAGATGGAGAAGCGGTAGAATGTTCTGCAACAAGAGTTGATATGTTTAAACACTGGATAGAAGAGAGTATAAATAAACATGAAGGAGTTTTGGAAAACACGATTGATGCTTCTGTCAACCCCTGAAGGGATGATAGTTTCTCTTATAGGATTTATTATAGGGACTTTACTTGTAAGGGGTTTGTAGTTGGAAGCACATAACTTTTTTGAGTTATTGATTATCTTAATGTTGTGTATTGCAGCACATTTTGGAATGGAAGAATAATTATGATTATAGCAGGAGTAGATTATTCAATTCGTACACCAGCAATTTGTATATTTGCTGCTAAAAATGAATTGTTTACATTTAAACGATGTCGTTTTTATTTTCTTACCGATACTAAAAAATATGCGGATTTCTTTCTTAATAATATTCAGGGTGAACGTTCTCAGGACTGGAACAGTGACGAAGAAAGATATAAAAGTATTGCAGACTGGGCGATTGACAAACTTGTTGGCTGTGACCAGATTGCCTTAGAGGGTTACTCTTTTGGTTCTAAGGGCAAAGTGTTTCATATTGCAGAGAATACGGGTGTGTTGAAATATAAAATTCACAATAACGGAATTCCCTTAGAAATAATTCCACCAACTGTTGTTAAAAAGTTTGCAACCGGAAAAGGAAATGCAGATAAAACAATGATGCACAGATCATTTATTCAAGACACAGACTATGATTTAAAAAAAATTATTACACCAGATAAAAGTATGGTAGATAACCCTGTTTCAGATATAGTTGATTCTTATTTCATTTGTAAATTTTTATACGATCAAATGAATCCAGACACTACAAGTTAATGGATGTCATATCCAGACCATTTCTTATATTGTTTACGGATGTTAGCAACTTCTTTTTGTGTTGATCTTGATTGAATTATGTTTGAAGTTCTCTTAAACTGTTTGTGGTCGATTACTTCATCGCCATTTTTTGCAGTTTCTACACTATAGACAACTTCTTCTAGTGCTTTTTTATCTTTTCTAAATTGATATATGACAATAACAATACCAGCAAGAACACCCACTCCTGCAAATATGCCACCGAATATACCAACATGTTCCATGTATAGTGTAGCATAGGTTCCAAGTCCACCAGTGACAGCACCCATCAAGAACAACAAAGCACCCAATTTAGGATTTACAAATATTGCTATTGCAATGCCACCAATGCACAATAGTAATCCTGCGCCTGCGGTTACACTTGCAATCCAGTATAAACTTTGGACCGCTTCTTTGCGTTCTGCATCTCTAAATTGTGAGTTTTCTACTTCCAGCACTTCTACTTCATCTGCTGCAACATCTATTTGATCTGCAATTACAGGAAGTTCGTCAGGTTCCGGTATTTGACGAACTTCATCTGCAATATATTCAAGTCTTTGTGATGTATCGCCACGAACTACGATGTCTGGTATTGATTCACATGCTATCGGGATTAAACACAATAATATAAAGAGAACTGATTTCATTTATTTGTTTTTTCCTTTAGAACAGGGGGAATCAAATAAGACATGATTCCGGTTGTGCTATCTTTTACAATTACTGGCATACCAGGATTGCGATGCGCATATGTCCTAATTGATTGGTTGTTGATATCTTCCATATTCATTTTCCGCGACCAACGTTCGTGACGTTTTCTGCCGTGAAGACAATTGCCATATTCTTCGCTGGTGACTGTAAACACAGGACAGCCTGCAAATGTTTCGTTAGACTTTTTTTTTCTTTTAGCGGGAACTCTAATTCTATCTGCTTCTCTTCCTGCGATTTGTGGAAGGTTATCCGAAGGTGTTACGCTCTGATGCATTCCGGCAATACCGCCCCCTGCGGATGTCATTATTTCTTGTATTAATTGTTTATATGTTTTCATGTTTTACGTTTTCTTTGAAAGTTCTGTACCTTTTTTGCATTTGGTAAAAATTTTTTGAGTGCTGCTTTTTCTCTTGCATTACATTTTTTTGCTCTTTCACTTCTCCTTTGACTAGGTGTGAGTTGTTTAGGAATTGAAATAGGCATTCTAGATGACTGCATTCTTTTTTTATTTTTTCCACAACCACACCCCATTAAACATTCCTTGTAATATTTAGAATTTTCTGTACTTGCAAATCACATTTCGCTTCGCGTTCTCCACCAGGCCAATACAAGTAATCTTTTTCTTTGTTCTTTCTAAGATTTAGAAGCAGTGGTAATGTTGCTTTTTCAATTTCATTCATTTTTGCTGCTAACAATTCATCATATTGAATCTTAACTTCATTGGTGCCTTCACAGGTAGAATTCATTTGCAAAATAAGGTCCAATTTTTCCTGCATTTCTTTAATTTCATCTGGCGTTGTCTGATCATCAAGTTGTACTAAAGCGTTAAGTTCATCCTCATCTGCCGCAGTAAAACCAAAATCAAAATCACCATTTAAATATTCTTCTGGTATGTTTTGATTATTCGTCATCTTCGTTTTTCTCCAGCAACGTTTCAAATGATGAATTTAATGCAAAAGAATCAACATCAAAATTCTTTTCCTCTAACAAATATTTCTTTATTTCATAAAGAACAAATTTACCGTCTGCGCCAACCTTTTCTGCTTCATCTTTTAATAGAAGCATTGCAGTGGGAAGAGTGGTGAGTCGCGCTCTGAGCGTTGGATCAGGAACCATTGCAATAATCTTTTTGATGTTGATTATTAGTCTATGAAACGCATCAACAGATTTTCTTTCTCTAGAATCAGTGATGGTATCAAGTTTTCTAAGGAACTTCCCTTTATTGTCTATTATGCCGTAGCGGTACGCATCCATTTTGGTAAAGGGAATTATTATCAGTCTAATGAATTTATATACAGTAAAGGCATTAATAACTTTATTAAGTTCGCCCATTTTGTTTTCATTTAAATTCATTTCATTTTCTCCAACATCTTATCTATCTTATGATCGGTTGGAATTTCATCACAGTCGGCTTCTGGTATTGAATATGGGAGAAATTTAAGATAACTTAAAAATGATTTTAAATATGAATGAAATTTTTTGTCTATTTTATAAAAAAGTATTCTACAACACGCATTTGATCCAAACACATTATTAAGTATTATGATGTGATTCAACACTAACCTTTCTTTCAATAAACCTTTATTGTGATATCGTCCTAATAAACGTTTGATATATTTGATCCGATTTACGTCTTCATAAAACTCTTCCATGTCGTTGCACTGAGGATTATTATACATCTTCATCACATACATTTCAAAATTTTGTTTATTAATAATCGAAAAATCCATGATGAAAATGTTTTTTTATTCTTCGTTGTTTGGTACAATCTTTGCATCTATTTCATATAAACCATCATCGTCTTGGAATAGATCTATTTTTAATACAAGACCTACGCCGTTATTAAATTCTGAGATGTTGTCACTCGTATAGAATCCCTGTTTAAGTAGATTATGAGTAGGAGTAGTTCCGAACGATCCACCCCACCTTTTAAGTGGAAGTTTTGTAGATTCGTCCGTTGAAAGTTCGGATGAATTGTTCCAATCAAAATCTAGACCAGCAAGATTCAGTTTATGCCGAAGTTGTGATACTGCATTTTTTGGTTCAATAAACTCTCTTTGCGTGAATGCTTTAAGGAAAGAGTTAAGACGAACCAATTGTTCTGGATGATCAACCCGATGAACACCAAAATCGCTGTGCGCGCTTCGTGCAGCACCACCAACGGTAACTTGACTTTCTGTAATGGTTGATATGTCTTCTTGCAGTTTTTTGTATGTTTTCATAACATTCTCCATGTAGTTAACTACGACTATTTATTGTTTTTTAATGCTCTACTTGAAATTTTTTGTGAATATAGAATTAATTGACATATATGGTGTGTCTTTTATATACCTTTTGAGGAGTTTTTTGGTGCCTATTTCACCCGCTCCTCCTTCTTCTTTTACAGTTTTTTGTGTTTTTAAGTGTAGGTCTAGGGGTTCCGGGGGATCGCCAATTTCCCAGCCACTATCTCTGTTTAGAGTTTTGTCAAATAAATCTTTCGTGAATGCTTTTGTTTGTATTGGATAATCAGGGAGGGCGGAAACTGGAAATACTTTATCCTCTTCAACATAATCAGCAACCATTATTCTGAAATTTTCATCTAGATCGTTGTCTGTTTCATTATTTTGTGCTATTTGGCGGAGGAAGTGGTTGCCATAACTAATAGGAATTTTCTTTTCTTTGCCGTTTATGGTAATGGTATTGAATTCCTTAGAATCTTCTATATTGGGGTTATTTATATTAATATCAAAGTCGTAAAGGTCTGTGAGTGAACGAGCAGCGAATTCATATGGATTTGTTAACATATCTTGTTCAATTTCTGATTTATCAATGAGTAAATTTTCTTCATTTTCTTCTACTTGTTTTGCTTGTTCAATCACAGAGAACATTTCATTGAAGCCTAATAATCTTCCGGATGATCGAGCATATTCGTCGCCTTGGTTGGATCTGTCTTTAATTACAGTTGTTCCGTGTCCGGTAAGTTTACCAGAATCTGAAGTAATAGATGGTTGTGTAATATCAGTGCTGAATACAGACGAACCTATACCTTTTCGTGTTTTGCCACGGAAACGGACTGATACTTTTTCGGCATATCTTGCAACTGTGGGGCTGGTGAACGGATCTTCCCCTATTTCCTCAAATGCATGTGGACTCAGCATGTGCGATGCTGCTGCTTCTGGAACACCCATTGCATCATATTTGTTTGCGCCAGTCATATTTTCATGGACCATTGCGCGAGCAAATTCTGGATTATCCTTAATAACCTTAAGAACTTCTTCAGTTATTTCTTTTTGTGCAGTATCTCGGAATTTATCATAATCATATTCCTGTTTAATTTTTCCGCTACCGGTGAACATGTATGCCATTTTTGGATTAGCACGAACTCTATCAGCATTTTTTGAGGATACTGTTTTTGTAGGGAGATTTCCAACACGTTCAATTAACTTATCGATGACTTTTGTTTTAAATTTGGGGTCGCGTTCAAGAACAGTTTCTAATGAAGCCCTGAATCCGGCAGCAGTTGCTTTTCCTTGTTGACTTGAAAGTTGGAAAGATTTATCATTTTTTAGTGAAATTTTATACTTAATGCTGCCGTCTTCGTTTAATACTACATTGTCGGTTTTTGGTTCACCGTTTATTTGGATGCCTAATTCGTCCCAGTGGTATAGGTTATTTCTGTCTTCTTCTGGAAGTTGACCCAATGTCATTATTGCAACAGCAAACATTGCTTTACTGAAAGATAGGTTCTTGCCTCTATTGGCTTCACTTTTTCTAATGATATCATCGATACTCATTCCGCGAGATAAATCAGATGCAACGGTTATAGCATATTCGAATTGCTTACCTTCGTTTTTATCACGAATGGTAACGTGTGCTTCCAATTCGTCCCACACATCCGATAAATCGGAAGCATTCCTTGGCTGCAATACCATTTGTGGCTGTTCCCATGCAGATGCTTCGGGATTATATGCTTGTGATTCAAACTCTGCTTGTTGTTTTTCAGTGTCTTGGTCGGCATCCTGTTGTGTTTTAAATTCTTTTTCAGCAGTAGCAACTTGTATTTCTTTTTCTTTGGCGTTTAGGGTTGCCATGTCTGCCTGAGCCTTTGCTGTTTGTTTTTGTTCCGGACTCTGTGCTGTGCTGATTTCTTCAGATCCATCTTCACCTTTAGCACCCTTTATAGCAGTGACATCTGCTTCCCCCTTATTTCTAGTTTTGGGGCTTTCTTTTGATGGTGTAATCATTTTCTTTGCGGTTACTGTCCACACCCAATCGTCCTCTTGTGCAGCAGAACCAGCAGAACCGCGAGAAGGCTTTTCGTTTTCTATATCATAATCTCCATGCGTAAGTTCATCTTTATGGATGAGCATCATCTTCCCTTTGTTTTTTCCTCCTGTTGGTCGGACAAGTTTAAGATCACTCCACCGAGGCTTACCGCCCACCTTTTCTGCTTCTCGTTCTGCTCGCTTTCTTGCAGAATCTCTTTGTTTGGGGTTTTCTATTCCAGTTCCCTTTGCAAATTCTTTGTCCTTGAGCCTCCGGGTTGCTTCTTTTGCTTCCTTTGCTTCAAGCAAGAAATTACCAAACACATCATCAACACTTTCTAGTGCTTTTACAGGATCATTGGTTGTCATCCGAGATCGGACTTTTTCTAGTCTTTCTTTTTCTGCTTTATGCATGTTAGGCATCATCCTTTTTGCTATTCTTGCAATGATCTTTTGCTTCTTCTTTATTTTGGCATCAATTTTTTCACGTTGCATGAAGGGGAGGTCTTCCCATTTCATACCTTTAATTAATTTTTGTCTCACTTTTTTTATTGCTTCTTTTTTTGCTTTTGCGGCTAATTGAGTTTTGCTTTTTCGCTGTTTTTCTTTTCTCTTGCGACTCCTTGCACGCTTCTTGGCGGTTCGTTTCATTCTTCTAGAAAGTTTACGTCGGTTTTGCGCCGAAATTTCAGTCAACAACAAATCAGATTCTATTGATAAAACTTTACCAGATTCACAAAACTCCTCAAATTCATTAAAATTGAACCATGATTCTTTAATTTCACCACGAACTCCCATACCTTTTCTTATTGCTTTAAATAATCCTAATACATCTTTTTCAGAAATGTTGGATGGTATTCCTAACCGAAATGCACTGAGATTTCCTTCTGCTGCCGCCGCACGCATTTTAGATGCAGACATACCCGCAACGCCTTCTGCATCTGGATCTCTTTCCCCGGCAGATATTACTTCAAATTTAGAGAATTTAAATTCCTTCTTAGGTCCAACATATCTACCAACAGATCGTTTAAATTCGTTTACTCTATCCGAACCCACAACCATAGTAACTTCATCATATCCTGCATCGCTAAGTTGTTTTAACACAACAAATGGGGTGTTATGTTTTTTATTCACAATTATATTAAATCCTCTAAGAAGTTTCTTCATATAACGAAATTTGTCTGTAGAGGATAGGGGATTTTTCTTTTTGTCGGTAGTGCTACTTCCAAATATGGTATGTTCAGCATCTCGCCGTCTTGCTTCCTCTTTGACTCGGGTAGCAAGTAGTAAATGTCCAGTAGTGGGAGGATTGAAACGTCCAAATGTGAAAACCATCTTTTTCATATAAAGTTTCTCCGTTGTATGATATGTATAAAAAACAAGAGAGCATATATAGGGATACACTCTCTCGTTTTATTTAACCCCACCGATTTTCATCCGTAGGTTCAGTGTTTCTGGACCACCTCCTTTCAAAGATATGAAAATCGGTGGGGTTTATCTTAAATCATCTATTCCAAGGAAATTTAGATTTTAACCAATTCCATGTTGGAGTACCGATTGCTGCGCCCGCTATAAAAATTATTATACTATAAAATATTGTACCTAGTGCGCTTGAAAACATATCGTTTCTCCTTATGATTGTTGCTGATAAACCCTTTTACAAACAAAACCTTTGTGGTGAGATCGCTCACCATTCATTACCTTATATATTGCAGATTTGTTTAAGTCATTTTGACGGCAAAACTTCATTAAGTTATCTACTAAGTAAGTCACGCCATTTTTGTCCTTAAACTCATATAATGGTTTACGATCTTCCTTACTACTACTATGTATAATTTGCCACACCCAAGAACTACCATTTTTTATAAATTCCCCGCCGTGTTCTGCAATAAATTTTTCTCGGTGTAAATAGGACTTAGAATTATCATTTATTTTAATCCATTCACGGGTATTTCTTATATTGACCATATCTTTATTCATAATTTACCCCTTCACCCAATTTTTTGCAAGATTGAAATTTGCTCTACTAAATTCAAGTCTGTCCACAATTTTTATTGCTTTGTTAGAAATATGGTCAACGGCAACAAATCCTTCTGGTTTGGTTACGTTGAAACCTTTTGATGTTTGAACGAAGGTTCCAATAGAGTTGACCGACTCAAGTTTCCGCAAAAGAAGGATTTTTCCTTTTATAAGAGTAGAGTGCAGAGAAAAGAGAGAATCCATTTGCTTATTTTTGGAGTTAAGATAACTTACCACCTCGTCCCGTGCTGATTCTCTTCTTTTGATTGCAGCATCTGTCGTAACTGAACCCATATCTTTCCCTATTTTGTCATTTATCCAAATTATAAAATCCTTATTGGAAAGAGTGGTTGTTCCTTCTTTTACCTTTGAGTTAACGTATATATTCAGGTACTTAACAATTTTTGTTTGATCTGCTAAATCGTTCATAAAAGATTTGGAAGATTTTAAATCTTGCTTTGCCTGAGAGATGATACTATCCAATGTAGAGGATTCTGATGCAGTAAGAGTAGCAGAACCACTTATGTCTCTAAATGAAGCATCATCCACCCACACAGAGCGATTCCTCTTTAAACTTTTAACATTTGCACCGAATGTTGCTGTTAGGTTAGACATTTTTCTGCCGCCATAGGTGGTATGAAAAACTATTCCCATTTTAGCAGAACCAATTTTCTTACCTAGTTCTGAATTCACGGGAACTGCATATGTAATAGTGTTTGGGTTAAATGTGTAATGAGACACACCATCTATATTTTTTGTTCTAATATCACCCGGTCCGAACATCATATCACCTTGTATTATACCTCTAATTGGAAGTTTTTTAAGATATTTAAGTGCAGCAGCAAGTTTATCTCCAAGTCCAGATGAGTGATTTTTTCTAATGTCTGCAACTGTGTAGTTTATTTTTGGAGTTTTATTGAATATACTTTTAGACCCAACAAAAAATTTACCATTTTCTGGATTGGTTCCACAGAATATGGCAGGTGCGCCATCCCATTTAACCGTTGCATTTATTTTGGAGTTTGTGTTACCGTCAAGCATCTTAGCAATTTCTTCTAGAAAAGAAACTGCTTCTGCTGCTCTGCTGCTGCCTTCAAACACTAAATCTTCTATATGAGTAAGATGGGTATTTTTGGTGGATTTTGCTTCTTGAATATATTCTAAGTAGTTGTTCATGTAACTATGTATTTATTTTGATCGTTGTAAGTTTGTATCACTTCATACAATCTAGGAACATAGTCAATTGGGTTTCCACTGAATATTTTACACGGAGGTCCATTCTCTGCGGCCACAATTATATGAAATTCCCGTATGGGAGTTCCTGTTCTTTCGTGCCACATTATAGAATATGCTGTTCCTTGCAGCATATAATTTTCAATATCACTTATTCTTTTTTGATGGGTGCTTCCCTTGAAGTCAATAACGCTCAAATTGCCATTAAATTCTGCAACACAATCAACACGACCGGCGAGTTTCAATGTATCGCTCCATAGAGGAATTTCTATTGCGTGTATATTGTCTATTTGATCAAGAGTTTTTTTTATTTGCACAAAAAGAGAAGAAACCACAGGATTCTCGGTGAGTAATTCAATATTTTCGTTTTTCAGATAACGCTCAATAAGTTCATGGAGGTTATTACCTCGTCGCAAAACCCTTTTTGATTCTTTTGGATTGTTTTTTCGCCATTTTTTAAAGAAATCATTCTTTTCCCACCCAGTTACCGTTGTGACGCTAGGATATTTATTTCCATTTGGTAATTGATAGTATCTCATTCCGTTTGGTTCGGTCACACTCGGGACATTTTCAAATACAAGATTCTGATGAATAAATGTCTTTTGCATACGCATATTATAACTCCTTTTCGCTCACATTCAATGACATTCTGTCAGAATATATATACCGGAAAGGAGAAGATATGAATATTCCGTCTTTTGAGAGATATATTAAAAACAATCCAAAGTGGAATTCTAAAATGAATTTTCGCATTGATGGTGGTGTCTCTGAGGCCCCTGTGGTGGAAATCAAAGAAAATAAACCATTTGAAACTGGCACCACTATCAATGAGGGTGATAATATAAAGATACTTTCTAAAACGTACAAAACATTAGGCAAAGAACAATATGCATTAATAAAAACAACATCTGGTAATATAATACAAGGATATTTACATATTGGTTATATTAGAACACCACTTAGTTCAGAAATTATGCAAACAAAAGAAATATCAATTCGCAATCTTGGCGCGGCACTCCGAGATGCTATAGCACCAATTGACATTATTGTTCAGAATACTATGGGAGGTGGACAGTCCAAATTAAATAATATAATTGGTGTGATAAATGTTGATGGACTTTTTGCTGCTGATTATGCATTTTATGATAAGAGAGGCACCCCAGTACTTTGGGTTGTGCATGATGAAGGAATTAAAACAATAATACGCAAACCAATATCTTCAAATATTGTAATATCCCGTCATGCAGAAACACAAAATTTTTTAAATGACATTGTTGAATATCTAGAAGGTGACTATGAATACAGTAATGAAATTGAGAAATCGGTGAACCTACTTAATATTATATTTGACGCTAAACGTGAAGAAGAGAAAGAAGAACACGATGGAGCATCTGGTGAGTTCATTGATCTTCACGCTATGGACTACGATAAGAACTACGGTAAGTCCTTTCGTTGGGCCCTTACACCCGAAGATCAAGTAGGTACATTCTCTCTCGTTACACCATCGAATGGTGATGCATGGAAGAACTGGAAACCTGTTTCTGCTAAACAAGCGAGTATGTTAAAAGACAAGTGGTATCAGCATAAAGAAACAGGAACTCTTTACGACTTTGTTGCTCCACACAAAGCAAAACAAATATACAAAAAAACTACAAATTTTCAGGAAGAACTGATCATTAGATTAAGCGCAGAGGGGTTCAGACAAATAGCCAATTATATGAAAAATATGAGTGGGAAAGAGTACAATAATTTTTTAAATAATATTAAAACGAATAAAAGAACCGTAGAAGAGATGTTGAGCAAAGAGAGGTTTAATTACACATCCAGACAAATACAAAATATGAATGGCTTACAATATAATAATTTTTTAAGCACACTTGAATTTGATCCGGGTCCAATAAAGAGCCATAGCAGCATATTATCTAATTCTTTTTGGAGAAAAATTGCAGATCCTCAATTGAAGAGAATGTCTTTGTATGGTGAAGATGTAATGTTTAGTCCTAATAGACCTGGACCAAACAATGCACAAATTGCAGGAAAAGGAAATATAATTTTTAACCCTATTGATTCGATGGAATCAACATATGAATTGTCATTTTCTTCTCATATATCTACAAACGAAGATCATGAAAATATTCATATGGATACTGAGCCAGTATTTTTAGCCGAACCCCAGCACGGTGCGCCGTTTAAATCGGCTGATAAATATTATCATGGAGCGCAAATATCAATTGTACCTCACATGTTAATCACAAGAAGCATTGCTGGTGCTACTGAGATTTAATTCGGCTTCCGAAGCCGTCGGCTTCCGAAGCCGGTGCTGCGATCAATTTTTGCTTTAATTACAGATTTTCTATGGCTGTTAAGTCTATCAGATTTTGGTGTGTTAGATGTTCTATCTTCTCGCACCAATTTTCTGCTGTTTAGCCCTAACTCTTGCGGCAAAACTTGGATCTACCTCTGCACGTTGACCCATTTGTTTTACTCTAAATCTAACTTCATCACCTTTTCTTGCACCAATTCTCTTTTGTGCAGCCATAGCCGTTGCTTTAAGTCTTGGATCTTTTTCTGCATCTCTCTCCAGCCGTTTTAATCCGGATTTAACTTCATCACGCGACAAAGGAGTACGGCCGGAATCACGCTTACCGAGCATTGGAACATCAGGTTTTAGCAGAGCCAATTTTCTTAGTCTTTCTTGACTTTGTTGTGCTGAAGTGGGAGGTCTAGGCTTTTTTGATGGTGTTTTAAATTTTGCCGCTCTTGCTAATATCTCTTTATCTTTACTGTGCGGATGAAGACCGAACCTTGTATCTTTTGCTCCACCATGTACATAATATCCTGCTGATCTTTCTCTTGACTTTGCGGCTATTGCACCAAATTCGGTGCCAAATTTTTTAACTCCTTTTTTTAATCTGTCTAATAATGTTGGTGTTGCTCTGACTCCAGGTTTAGGTGCTTTGCTAGCAACTTGTCCTACTTTTGCTCCAACCCCACTTGCAGTACGCTTTGCAGCAACTTGTCCTACTTTTGCTCCAACCCCACTTGCAGCACGTTTTCGGAACAATCCGCCGAGTCCGCTAAGTGCGGCTCTGAGCGGGGCTTTAGCGAGATGGGCCCCAGCAGGTCCAATTTCGTTGAGTGCAATAATTTCATCAATTTTTATGAGTTCTTTCTCTTGCCTGATGGCTGGGACATTATTATTAATTTGCAAATTATGTTTTTCGTGTCTTGCAACACCGTGTAACCAATTAACATATTCTTGTCTATTAAACATTTAATTTCCCTATTTTCTGCTACCAATCGATTTCTGCACCCACCCCTTAGCATGCCCCCCCGGGGCAGATCTAGTACCAAATTGACTCATTCGTGATACACCCTGAGTTGCTAATGCAGTTTCTAATTCATTTCGTTGATTCAATGCACTGCCTCTAAGATTTTCTGTAGGGCCATGAGTAGAACGATGTATCTCTATTTGTCTTTCAAGGTTGGTTATATCACTTTTTTCAACATGACGAGATGCCTTCTTCTTCTTCTTCTCATCATCGTCATCGTTTTCTTTATCTTCAACGAACTCTAAATAAGATTTTATTTTTGATTCATGTTTCATTTATCATCTCCCTCCGGATGATGCAGAAGCCTGTGACACGCCGCCGCCATATGGACTGCCACGTTCCGCTGCTGAGCCGGTTCGGTCGTATGTTGACATACCGCCACCGCCACCGTATTTCTTCACGGGTTCAAAGTGGCTACTTCGATCTGTTGCGGGGGCTGCGCCTTTTGAGAAACCGAGTGCGCGCGCGCCCCGCCTGTGGCCCGCCATAAACCGTTTTCCTGCACCCATTACGGCTCCTCCTACTTTTTTCGCTACTCCTCCTGCTTTACCCTTTAACCATTTGAATCCTTTTTTTACTGCGCCACCAAGTAATTTTTTCCCTAACCACATACCAGCCATGGGAAGTAAGGGAAACAATTCCACTAGTTCTTCTTCAGTTAAGTTATCGATATATTGAACATCTTCGGAGAGAATATTATAATATTCATGATTCTCCCGCAATTCATTTTTTATCCATTCAAGTCGTGCTGCAATAATAGATTCATAACGAATCTTGCTATATTGTGGATTTTCCCGGGAAGAATCTGGACCAATTTTTACTAAAGGAACATCGGCGTTGTCAGACATTCTTCTTAATCGTTTAACAATTGTATCCTCTTTCGCCTTTTTTCTTTTCCCAATCGCAGATTTGAGTTGAGCAGGTGATGGCTTAAGAAATTCAGTACTAGATCTATGTTTACCTTCTTTTATTGTTTTATCAGTCCATCCACCAAATACTTTACCACCACTGATAATTTCTGCTGTTTTAGCAACTATTTCCTCAACACTTTCTCCGCGCATGGTTCTCTTATTTTCTTGTTCCATTTCTTTTTTTCGTCGCATCTGCTCTCTTGCGTTTGCTGCTAAATTTTTTGGATCTTGAAGATGTTTTTCCATTTGTGTTCCCTTTTTCTTGAACGGTCTAGGACCGGATGGTCTGCTGATATTCGGCATCAACTGTCCTTGTCTTTCGTTCATATAGTATATATACAATATAATTTCTGAAAGTGATATATATAACAACAGAGGAGATAACAATGTTATACTATAATTCAGCAACACTAATAGCAGTATCAACAGATGCAACAAATCAAAAAAGAAACAAAGGTGTTATGATAGTCAATGATGGAACCGGAGTGACTACAACTTCAATTTTCTTCACTACACCCGGTGGTACTCAAGGACCAGAAGTAACCATTAAGATACCACAAAACGGTGCCCCAGTTATTATACCTATTCGTTTCTATAAGACTGGTGGAACTCAGACCGATTGTGCGGTATATGAATTAAGTTAGGTCAACCCAACGGTTCCATAGTTCTTTACCTGAACTATCCAGACCCACCAATTGAAGAGCAAGTCTCTTTGGTTTGATGGGTTTGTTTTTTAGATTCATCCCACATTCTTTGAGCAGTTTATGACCCTTCTTTGAGTTGCAAGACGAACATGCAGTGACCAAATTGGTCCATTGAGTTCCTCCACCCTTGGATTGGGGGTGAATATGATCTACTGTGAGTTTCTTGGGATTCTTTGACGAGAATCCGCAATACTGACATGTCCAGTTGTCTCTTTTGAACACATTTCTTCTTGTCGGTGAGTAGTCTTCATAGGGTAGATATACAAAACGAACAAGGACAATTACAGCGGGTATTTTATATTCACCGCGAATCGTCCTGATGGAATGTGTTTTGTTATAGTTATAGGGCTTTTTTGCTTTCCCATTGGTAAGCAGTTTAACCGCTTTCTTCCAGTCGATGACTCTCAGTATTTCCTCGCTGGAATTGAGTAAAAGTACTTCTCTACTCATTGAAACTCCTTCTTAATTTATAAAACAACCGCACCCGAAGGCACGGCTGTTTTGGTTTTTGTATTATGTTTGAATCAATATCCGGTTTGCCTGGTCAATGCTTTACCAACTGCACTAGCACCTTTTTTAACGGCTTCTGCAAGTTTCTTGACTGTCTCACCAAATGCTTCATGGAGATCTTTCACATCATGAAATGCATTTATGATGTCGTCAGTAGAAGTATCTTCAGTTAATTCTCCACCAAAATAAGACTCAAGATATTCATAGATTTCTTCTAAATTATCTTCGTTGTTGTTTACCATAAAATCATCAATTAAATCAACCGAATAAGATAAACATTCAAATGCTTCATAGACATCATCAATGGAGATATCATCTTTTTCCATAACATCACATGTAAATTCTAAAAGGGCTGTTCCAACATCAGTTGTGAATAATGCATCCAAAACTTCTGATTGATTCTCTTCTGGTGTGATTGCATCTGGTGTGATTGCATCTACTTTTCTTTCATTTATTTTTTGAACCCGTTCAACAGATCCATGTATGTCGCTCAGATATTTTTTATACTCGTTAATATTCATTGGAAATCCTTCCTGCTGTTCGCTATATTATGTATAAATTATCCACCTTTAGATAAATATTCCCTATCGAATCTTGTTCAATCAATTTCTAATTGTGCAAGATATTCAAGATCTTTATAGAAATCTATGCCTGGCGGATCTTGTAGAATTTCTTCATCAATTTCTGGACACAATCTCACAAATGAATCTTTTAATATAGTTCTTGGTTGTGCTATTTTTGCAACTTCAAAATAATCTATGAGCAATTCATCGCCTTCAAGTATATCTTTACTGGTTGTAATGTATAAATCACCATTATGTTCTTGTAGTTTTACGTTTGGATTTGTTGAGTGGTTGGTAAGCCGGGCGACATCAGTTCTCACATAGTCGTTGTGTTCTGTTTGCAACGATTGTAAATATAAACTTATAGGCGTATTAACGGGCGTGTCTTCTGTAACAAACACACCCATTCCGTGGATGTTTGATTCTTTGATTGTCAAGAGTGGGTCGTATGAATCACGAAGTTTTGGGAGTTTCAGGAGTCTTATTGAAGTTGATATAATTTTAGGTGTTAGAAGTGGTTCCAATTCTGTCCATTTTTTTGGTTTGCCCTTGGGTACAGTCTTTTTCTTGGCACCATTTTTTAGTTCATTAGCAGTCTCTAATAAAATATTTACTATTTGTTCCATTATTGAAATCTCCTTTGGCAATTAATGATTTTATTACACCTTTGCTTGTTTATGTTCAATATTTAATTCAATTTCAATCTCTTCTCTTGCATCTTCCATTGCGAGCATCATTGTATTTATGTCAACATCATCAACTTTGCTCAGACTGCACCACTGCGCCATTATATATCCTACAATTTGCTCATCGCTTCTACGGATAGGGAGAAAACTAAATGCAACAACAGCATTAGAATGTAATAGATTTTTCATGTGACATGAATTCAATTCTTCAGTAACTCTCAGTTGCGGGTCATCTTTCATCATCAATACCATAGAATTAACAACGAGCGTGAGTAGTATATCTTTTTTGGTGTTCAGTCCTGCTCCATCCATCTCTGATGCAATGCCTGTTTCTAAAGATTCGTGAGTCAGACTCATCTTTTTCATAGAAATGCCATCAAGAAAATGTCCTGTATTATGAAACTGAACAAGTTGAGCGCGTGCGCAATCTGTTTTTAATCTTAGTTCAGTGAGTGCTTCATGCATTCTTGTGTGGGTTGTCCAAAACTTATTATCAGGGAAGTCCTTTTTTAGAAGTTTCCTTCCATGTGCTTTTGAAATCTTATATCCACCGACAATACCACCGCCTAAGACAGCAACAACGATACCCGACAACTCGAACCAACTCTCTATGTTCATATGTTACTGTTCCCGTTATAACTATGGTGTTTATTTAATGTTTTAGACTGGCACATGCATACATATATAGGATTTTAAAAAGGCACAAAAGAAATTCAATTCAACATCAAACACAGACAAGTAAAGGTGTAACAATAATGAAAACATTTAAGCAATACACCACAGAATCCTCGCTGGGTGCTGCAAAACAATGGCGAGCGGCCGACCCAAAGGCATCTACCAACAAGTTAGTCAAACGGTTGCGACGAATAAAATTAATGGATAAGAGAGATCAAGTGAGGGGAGTTCAAGCAACCACCAGAGCATTCCAGTCTAAAAATCCCAAGGTGGTCGCCAAAGAAAACCGAAGAGCAAACGCCCTCAGAAAACAACGTCAAGTGATGAAAAATAGGTTGGGTGGATTTGCATTCACAACAATGCGGCCGCTTAGTGATAAGGATGTAGATAGAGCAATTGATCTAGAGACAGATAATAAAAGGTCAATGTCCTCTAGTATGAGAGGGAAAGGGCGATGAAAACATTCCAGCAATACATCACAGAACTGAAGGTGCCTAAACGATTTGAAAAGAAAAAAATTAAAGCACGAAAACTAGCAACGGGCAAATTAAGAACAGAAATAGAAGCAGACCTAAAAACGACTAAGCCGCCATTGTTGCCTGGTATGGAAGTTCCACCCCGATCAACCGTGGAATATAGCAAACAAATAGACCGGCTATACAAGAAAGAAAAAGGTCAAAGAAGAGCCGCAGAAAAGCCAAAAATAAGCAGAAGGCAAAAAAGAATAATAAAAAAAACCACTCCCACTCAAGGTGAGTTAGATTTTGCTAAAAGATACAGATGGCCGAGAAAAGAGAGATAGCGTAAATTGTATTTGACTTCTCCTAAAACTATGGTATTATTACAGCATACATATCTGTATGAATGGAGTGTGAATTGGCTAAACGTAAACAATATCCCATTGTTGAGGTGATATGGACAGACGCTGAAGAACATGGTGAAGTGGGGTGGAATGACCTCAAATCACAACTAGCACATGCAAAAAAACCATGTCCAGAAATGAGATCAGTTGGGTATTGTATTTACCGTGACGAAAAACACATCAGTCTGTTGAGTACTATTGGTGATAAAGAAGCAAGCACAATTGAAAAAATACCAATGGGTTTTATAGTAAATGTAAAAGAACTGGGGGAGATTGTACCAGATGCCGAACTATGATTATTTGTGTGAAGCATGTAGCCATAAATTTGAAGAATTTATGAGTTATGAAGATCGTGAAAAACCTTGCAGTGCGCCTTGTCCCATATGTAAAGAAAATAAAATAATCAAAACTATCGGTGGCTTTCCCGGTCTTGCTTCTGATTCTACATTGACTCCTGACAAAAAGACAGGTGGTCAATGGTCAGAGATGATGGAAAGAGTAAAAACTGGCATTCCTAAACGATATCATGGGGGTATTGATAAATCTACTGACATGAATGGAAAGCGTTGGCACGGGTGACGGTCCCCAATTTATACATATAGCGGACAAGGAAAATCATCGCACATGAACAACGAAGAAATTGTATACGGGTTTTTATCAGAATACTTTGGCGACGGACTAAACGAAAATGTCACCGATGATGATATTGTTGATGTTATTTGTGAGTTAAACGAATTGTGTGATGCAGTAAATGAGTATTTTGGTTTATATGAATATGAAGATGAAGGTATGATGGACTTTAATGCCCCTGCAACAGCACATTCTTTTAACACAGCAAAAGCGGATGCTGAAAAGAGAAAATATCGGGTTTCTAAAAAAGGACGGGGTGGTGGACATCTATCTAAAGAAGGTTAAGGAATATTTTAGGATCAACAACGGAGAAACAGAAATGAATCAAACAGTATTAGAATATCTTGAAGATTACTTCGGTGATGAACTCAATGAGTCTACATCAGATGAAGACATTATGGAAGCGTTTGTCGGCCTCTTAGAAATTGCTGATGCAGTTGAGGAATGGTTGAATGAAGCGCAATATAAGGCAGGGACGGCAACCGGTCGCGGCACAACTAACCCAGACTTAAAGCCGAAGTCGAAAACGACTAGCGGGCCCGCAACGAACAGAATAATGAACACCCGAGTCAGCGAAATTACACCTTCTATGAAAGCGGCTGCAAGCAGAGAGCAAATTGCAAGGGCGAGGGGCAAAGCGAAGGCAGATCAACAGCGTGCTAACCGAAACCAAAGGGGAGGGTTGAATGAAGCAAGCCCGAGGCCTTTAGCAGGGGCAGAAAAGTTGGTGCAATTAATTGCAAATAAGAAAAGAAGTGAAAAGGAAAAAGAAGAAGAAGAAGAAATGACCAAAGAAAATTATATGGCTGAGTATACATCAAGACTTGCTAAGCCTTAGAAAGTTATAAATAATTTTGATAAAGATCACAAGGGAGAAAAACCAATGGAACAAGCAATATTAGACTATTTAGAAGGTTACTTCGGTGATGAACTCAACGAGTCTACTGACGATGACATCATGAATGCATTTACTGAATTGCTAGAGACTGCTAGTGCTGTTAGAGATTTTATTGGTGAAGCCAAGAAACCGAAACCATTGGAAAAAGATTCAGCAAAGAGAGATCTCTTGCAGAGGCACCATGACAAGATGGCTGAGGCACGAAAGAAACGAGATCTACATCAAGGCCCCGAAGCCGCAAAGAAACAAAAGAATATAAATTCGGATCCTCCGGATCCGGAAGCCTTAATAAAATTATTCCAGAAGTATCGTAAATAGAACAAAATTGTATAATACAAAACCCCATTGGCTTAGATGTCAGTGGGGTTTTTATATTGTGTCAAGTTGTCATTTAGACTAATTCTATCTGTTCATTAAAGCACATGGATATCACCTTCAGTGCTAAGAGTCTCATAGTACCTTCACATGTTTCTATAATTTCCCATGCTTCTTCTTCAGTAAGATTTAAAACTTTATCAATTGCCGTATCATCCATTTCATCATTTGCTTCACCATCTTCTTGTTTTTGCATTGCAGCGAATCCACACATGAGTTCAAGCACATCCCAATGTTTGATTAATTCATCTGTTACATCAGTAAGTAAAGTTTCATGCCAATTTTCTAAGTTATAACGGTCAACTATGTCATGACACATTCCACAAAGAGGGACATATGTTTTACCACCTGCCATATGTGGGCGTGGGAAGTGATGTTTTTCAAAGTGAGAGTTCGCGTGCATTACAGGGTGGTGAGAATTTTTTGGTGTATCTCGTACCCGGTTTTTATTTTTATTACAACAGAAGCATCGAGAGTCATTGACTCCTTCTGCGAGAACGTATTTTCTTGATTTCTTCATATGCACATTATATCAGAAGAGTGATAAGTATCAAGAAAAATACTAAAAATGTATACTCTAAAGCGGTGTTGGCGTAGGTGTCAGTGGGGTTTTGTGTGTATATGTGGGTAGTGTGTGGAGAGAATG